TATACATTTGTTCATCATGTAATTCAGTATCATAGTTTTCTAATCCACCTACTGCATCCAACACAAAGTCGCCTGGTCGATCTCCATTGAACTGTACTGCTAATGGATCTTCGCCTAATGCGAGAATATCTTCTTGTCCCATTGTAACAAATACAGCATCTTGTGGAGATAAGCCTTGATCAACTAACATTTGTTGTTCTGTGTTTAAGTTATCATATGAGATGTTAGGGTCTAGTCTAGGATCATAGTTACCATTTACCATCCAGGGTTCATCCTGATAATCATTGGGGTTTTGCATACCCATATCATCGTAATAGCCGTCATCGAATCGAGGTCCGCCATCATATTCTACCCAACTATCATCAACTGCACCGTACATGTCGTATACCATTCCAGTTGTTGGATCAGTAACTAAACCTGTGTTAGGATCAAAGTTAGGATCATTCATAAAGTCTGTCATCTGTTGATATCCAGGACAACTAGGATCAGACATAGGATCAATCTCACATGATAACCCTTGATTAGGATCTATGTTCTGATAGAAAGTACATTGTTCACTGTATTGCGAGTCTTGTTGACATTGATATTCTGTAAATGCAAGATCATATAATATACAGTCATTTGAGTATAAAGGATCATTTTGACACTGAGTAGGTTCACCAGAGGCTTCTGAATATAGTATACCTCCACCGTACTCCAAGTAACCTTGATCCATCATATCGAAATTACCATCGACAGTGCCGTCTCCGCCATTGTCTGTATTGTCATCATAGAATAGATACTGAGTATAATTCTGTGGATCTTTTTGTTCTCCAATTAGAACATCATGGTACTCTATACTTAATTCTCTATAAACCATTCCATAGTTGTCAGGCTTATCGACTTCTGCTCTTTCACTGTCTGTACACAATTTACTAGTCTCGGTTGTACATTTGTTTACCGAGTCATTATAATCAAATATATATAATTCAAAACTATTACTAGACTTATCTCCAGCTGAGGCTTCTGGCGGGCGATCAGTATCATTATGGTAACCATACTCTGCCATGTGGTACCAACCAAAGACAGCATAGTCATCAAATGTTTTAAACATCATTGCACTATCTCCTGTGCCTGTGTACGCCTCATCAGCATAGATTAAATCAGTATAAAAAGGAAAAATAGTATCAGTTGCAGTCGCAGTATAACCAGCCTCATCACTACCTAATTGATTAGGTGTGTAGTCTCCACAGTAATCTGTATTAGCATTAAATGAACTGCTTGTTAATAGTTTAAGACAACCATTAGTACTCATCAGTCCATAATTAAATGATTCGTTGTGCCACTCCCATGAGAATCCAAACTCTGCGGCTACATTACAACCACCGTCATCTGAAAAATTGCATTTGATGATACCAGTATTATCACGTGCATCACCAGGCTGGGCACTGTAATATTCATCATACAGATTAGTTAAAGGTCCATAGTTGTTTGTTGTACTATAGATAGTACTAGTACCATCTGCATTGTATGTGCCGTAGTTAGGCGCAGTCTGTGCTACAACTAAACTAGATGATACTAATAGTAATAATGCTGATATTATTTTGAATCGTGCCATTCGTTCTCACAACTCTTAGTAGATTTACGTCTTCCTTTAAAGTCAGGTCTAGTACATTTTTCTACAAAAGCAGATTCATCGTCACTCACATCTGATATCTCATCGATTTCTATTTTATCAGAACTGAATAGACTTAGAACTTTGCTTTTAGTACCTTTCTTTGAATCAGGTCTTCTTTGCTCATTGTCTTCCCATTTAACAGAAGCGGCTGGTCCAATTGCTCCCATGTACGGACAAGGTGTTCCTGCCATTTCCATTGCTTGAAACACTCTAGGATCCTGACACATCAATGATACTGCGGCTACTTTCATACCCATATCATATATTGTTTTACTTAACTTAATACGTTCACAGTTCATATCTCTAACTGACTTACCACCTGATAAACCGAATACTTGACCCTGAAACGCTCCTGACACACCTGTTGTACACAAGTCTTGTGAGTAACTAGACCCGATGCTCGGTGCAATCGCACTTGCTGGTGGTGCCTTAGTTGTGATCTCTTGTTTAATAGTCTGGTTAGTTTCGTTTATATTCTTATTGGTGTTATTATTGGTGTTGTTATTGGTATTTGTGTTCTCTGACTTGTTATCAGTTGTTACTTTAGAATCACTTGTACTGTTGTTAGTATTAGTGTTGTTATTGGTATTGTTTGAGGTAGTGTCGTTGGTGTTGTTATTGTTGTTTGTGTTATTCGATGTGGAATTACTGTTACTATTAACATTTTGGTCAATTGTAGAATTGTTGTTATTGGTATTCGTATTATTCGAGGTACTGTCTACCGTAGAATTGTTATTATTGTTGTTAGTATTATTACTAGTAGAAGTATTGTTATTAGTATTGTTATTGGTATTGGTATTATTGTTGGTATTATTGTTGGTGTTAGTTGAGGTATTATTGTTGGTGTTGTTGTTAGTATTAGTCGATGTATTGTTATTATTATTATTATTAGTATTGGTACTAGTACTGGTATTATTATTGGTATTAGAGTTAGTATTGTTATTAGTGTTGGTCGAGGTATTGGTGTTATTATTGGTATTATTATTAGTGTTATTATTGGTTGAGGTGTTAGTGTTGGTATTATTGTTGGTATTATTATTGGTATTAGAGTTAGTATTGTTATTAGTATTGGTGTTGTTATTAGTATTATTATTGGTATTGGTATTGGTACTGGTGTTTGTATTGGTACTAGTGTTGTTGTTGGTGTTGGTAGAAGTATTGGTGTTAGTATTGTCTGAAGTAGTAGTCGTAGTCGTTGTATCATTAGACGTACTAGCCTCACAATACTCAGTTCCAGCAGTACAGGTGCCAGTTGCCTGAGCCGAAATATTTTGGCTGGCAAATCCCACACTAAATAAAATTAGTGCGATTCTCATATGTTTCAAATGCATATTATCGTTTCCTTATCGTAAGTTTAGTTCGCACTAGTATTTATGTTTTGGGAACCGAAAGAGAGTGTTAATACTCTACTATCATTTGATCACAGAGATTGTTGTTACTCAAGTCCCTAGCATATGGGAATCGCACTCTTTTTTATAACTTTTTTACAAACGGGTAAATTAGGCATAAATATATATTGACAAAGGAAGATATTAGTGTATAATAGATTCATGTGTCAAAAATTGTTTTTAACAAAAACTACACTAGTGAGACTTCGGTCTTGCGATAACTAAAATAAAGCTACAATTAGAGCATATATAACAGGAGAAAACATATGGCCAGTCTAGCAGACATCCGTGCCCGTCTCGCGGCACAAGAAAATAAATCATCAGGATCTAAGTATCCAACATCTGATGGAGCAATATTCCCGCATTGGAAAATGGACGAAGGAGCATCTTGCTCTTTACGTTTCTTACCCGATGCGGATCCAAGCAATTCGTTCTTTTGGATAGAGAGACAAGTTATTAAACTTCCGTTTAATGGCGTGAAAGGTGATCCAAATGTGAGACAAGTAACAGTTCAAGTACCGTGCGTGGAAATGTTCGGTGAAAACTGTCCCGTACTTGCAGAGGTTCGTCCTTGGTATAAAGACGAAACTTTAAAAGAAATGGCAAACAAATACTGGAAGAAACGTTCATACATCTTTCAAGGCTTTGTACGTCAAAACCCAATTGGGGAAGACAACACTCCCGCGAATCCTATTCGTAGATTTGTTATTTCACCTCAAATCTTTCAAACTATCAAAAGTTCATTGATGGATCCAGAGATCGAAGAATTACCAACTGACTTAATGCGTGGTCTTGATTTTAATATCAGAAAGACTACAAAAGGTCAGTATGCTGATTATTCAACATCTTCATGGTCTAGAAAAGAATCTGCTCTAACTGATGTAGAACAAGCGGCTATTGAAGCAAATGGTCTATTCAATCTAGCAGACTTCTTACCTAAGAAGCCTAGTGAGTCAGAGTTACGTGTCATCAAAGAAATGTTCGAGGCATCAGTAGATGGTCGTCCATACGATGTTGACAAGTTCGGTGCTTATTATCGTCCATTCGGCGTAGACGCACCGGCTAATGCAGAAAAAGTAGATGAATCAACTTCAAGTGCCCCGGCACCCGCAGTTGCGACACCTGCTCAAGTTGCTACCCCAGTAGTTGAAACAGCACCCGCTGTAGAGACTCCAGTAGCGGCGCCTGTAGAAACTGCTGAACCATCAAGCGATAAAGCACAAGACATTCTAGCAATGATTCGTGCAAGACAAAGCAACTCATAAGAGTTGCTAGTCTGGGGGAAGGCAACTTCCCCCATTTTGTAGGAGAATACAATGACACTACCAGACGAAAGATTTAGAGCCCTTAAACAAGGGAAGAAATTATTAGAAGAACTTTGCGATCCAGGCAAAACTCCACGTGTACCGAGTCTTATCAGAGATAGGGCGAGAGCGGCACTACGACATTACCCTGCTGATTATGATTTGGACGACATGGCAGAAGCCTGCCCAGAAATCTTGCAAAAGACATCTAACTCTAGTAGAATTAATAACAAGCAATCAAATCAATAGGAGTTTATTTTGGCAAAACCATTTGACGTTTCCAAATTTAGGAAAGACATAACCAAATCCATCGAAGGACTTTCGGTAGGGTTTCACGATCCATCAGACTGGATCTCAACGGGTTCATACGCACTCAATTACTTAATCAGTGGAGACTTTAATAAAGGTGTTCCATTAGGAAAAGTAACTGTATTCGCAGGTGAATCAGGCGCAGGTAAATCATACTTTGCCGCAGGCAACATAGTTAAATCAGCACAAGATCAAGGTATCTTTGTAGTCTTAATTGACACAGAGAACGCACTTGACGAAGCATGGCTACAAGCCTTGAAAGTTGATACTAGCCCAGAAAAGTTACTTAAACTTAGTATGAGTATGATTGACGATGTAGCAAAAACTATATCAACTTTTATGATAGATTACAAAGCAATGGAAGACGGTGAACGTCCGAAAGTGTTATTCGTAATTGACTCATTAGGTATGATGTTAACACCGACAGATGTTGATCAGTTTAACAAAGGTGATATGAAAGGTGATATGGGTCGTAAGCCCAAAGCACTTACATCTTTAGTAAGAAACTCTGTTAACATGTTCGGCAGTTATAACGTTGGACTTGTTGCAACTAATCATACATATGCATCACAAGATATGTTTGACCCAGATGATAAAATCTCTGGTGGTCAAGGCTTTATCTATGCATCAAGTATTGTAGTAGCAATGAAGAAAATGAAACTGAAAGAAGATGCCGCAGGCAATAAGATTTCAGAAGTAAGAGGCATTCGTGCAGGCTGTAAAGTAATGAAGACTCGTTATGCAAAACCTTTCGAGGGTGTGCAAGTGAAGATTCCTTATGAGACAGGTATGAATCCTTATTC